CCGGGGATTTGTTGCTGCCCCTTGGAGTGTGGTAGTAGATAACGTCGAGATGGTCGCGCCAAACGCTACATTCTCTACGGTGCGAATTGATACCGTCAGCGGCAATGCCCCGGCACGTTTGCAAGTCACAGACACCGTGACAATAAGCACAACAAACACGAATGCACCACTTGCGCTTGGAGCACTGGACACGGGAGTACCTGTGCGACAAAACGCTGTAACAGGTGTTGCAGCCGTTGACACGACAACGGCCATTGCTCTGATAGACGCCGCTGTTACTTTCCCGCGTGCTTTTGCAAAAACACCCAGCGTAGTGGCTACAGCAACTTCGCAAATTACCAGCGCCGATAGATGCGCTGCGTATGCTGTATCGCCAGCAACATCAGGATTTACCGCTAGATACGCTCGGGTTGATTTAGCGGGGTCAAACTTTACGGCAGCCGCGACAAAGACGGTGTCGTGGATTGCTTCCTTGATGGAATGGTAGACATGACCTACCCACTAACCTTCTACGTACGCACACTCCCACCTGATGTTGGTGGGTGTGCAACCAGCCCACTAAATAAACATAAAGGAACAACACATGCCATTAAACTTAAAATCCACCGGGGGTGGTGGAATAATCCTAAACCCTAATGCCACACCCACTGACGTTACACTAAACCTACCTGCTACTGCGGGGACGCTGGTTGCCACTACTGGTATTACGGTTACCGGCGCAAGAGGCGGTAATGCTGCCCTTGCAAGCTTACTTACCGCCCTTGCAACTAGCGGGTTAATTACAGACGGTACTACCACATGACCACACTAACCCAACTCCTAAAATCCCGCACCATCATCTTTGCAATCCTGCTGGCAATCCTGCCACTGTTTGCACAGTACATCGGCGCGTTTAACCTTACGCCAATTCAGCAGATGATTGCTTTGCAAGTGATTGCGGCTATCGTAGCCATTTTGCGCGTTATCACTACAACGTCTATCTTAGAGAAATAAATGCAACCAGAGTCCCACACCAACTTAGCTGAGGAAGTCCTACGGGCCAGTCCTCCAGTTACAGTGGGTGGACTCACCCTCTTTGGGGTGGGCCTCCCAGATATGGTTATGCTAGCTACGCTAGTATACACCCTCCTACAACTATTCTTCCTCTTGCGTGACAAGTGGTGGAGACAACGTAAAGGTCGCCGTAATGAGCGCTAGTACCATTGCCTTAGGCAACCTCCATGAGAGTGTTGCTACTGCCTTAGCTGAACAAGTTAAAGGCTACACTATTACTGAGGACGATCAAGAGAAGCTCGTCCGACCTAGCCCAGCCTTGCTGGGTGCAGCTATAGCTTTTCTTAAAAATAACAATATCACAGCCGATGCTGAGGATAATGCTGCTCTCCGTGAACTTGGCGATGCCCTTAAAGCTCGCCGCCAGAAGAAGCTCCCACAGGCTACGCTAGACCGTGTGGCTGACGACTATACCTCTCGCTTTGATATGGGCCAACTGCAATGAAGGCCCGCGAAGGCGTACACCAAGCTGCTGCTCGATGGGAGCAGCTTGAGTTAGTCCAGCAACACTATCGAGATTTCGTCCCATTCCTTGAGGATGTGATGGATGAACTCGGCTTTAGCACTACTGACATTCAGCGGGACATTGGTGGCTACATAGCCTACGGTCCACAGTACCTTATGGTGCAGGCCCAGCGCTCTCAGGCTAAGACTACGATTGCTGCCGCCTTCGCTGTATGGTACCTATTACACAGCCCGAAGGGGCGTGTGCTTATCGTAAGTGCTGGTGGCGATCAAGCCACTGACATATCTACACTCATTGTTCGTATCATTATGAACATGGATGTGCTAAGCTGTATGCGCCCTGACAAGAGCGCTGGTGATCGTACCTCTGTTGAGGGCTTCGATATTCACCATAGCCTTAAGGGTATTGACAAGAGTGCGTCGATCGACTGCGTTGGCATTGATGCTAACTTGCAGGGCCGCCGCGCTGACTTACTCATCCCTGATGATATTGAATCTAGTAAGAATAGTGCTACGCCCACACAACGGGCTAAGCTCCTTCACCTTACTAAAGACTTTACGTCTATCAATAGCACAGGCCGTATTATCTGGCTAGGTACTCCCCAAACGATGGAGTCCATTTACAATAGCCTACCTGCTCGGGGTGTAGTTACCCGCATCTGGCCCGGACGTTACCCAACGCCTAAGCAGATGGAGCACTATGGTAACTCCCTTGCTCCGCTAATCACTGCTCGCCTTAACGCTAACCCAAAGTTAGCCACTGGCGGTGGTATGCTTAGCGATCAAGGTATGCCTATTGACACCGTCTTGTTGGACGAAGAGACTTTGCAGAAGAAAGAGCGTGACCAAGGTACCGCTTACTTCCAATTGCAGCACATGCTTAACACGGCAATGATGGATAGCTTGCGCTACCCCTTAAAGCCTGAGCGTATCACTGTGATTGAAGCGCCCGGTGGGCAGTTCCCTTTGAGTGTTATTCGTGGCATGACCAAGGATACCCTTAAAGACTACGCTGCTCACGAGTTTGCTTATAAGCTCGCTACTCCACACGATGTAAGTAAGGATGTTGCTAAGTTAACGTCTATAGTAGCTTACATTGACCCTGCTGGCGGTGGTGCCAATGCCGACGAGACAGCCTACGCAGTAGTGGGCTTCTTGAACGGTAATGTCTTCTTGCTTCGCGTTGGGGGTTTACCCGGCGGCTACGACGAGAGTAAGTTAGAGTCCCTAGCTTTACGCCTTAAGCCCTTTGCTACTATGGCAGAAGGCCCTCTCGTAGTTAAGATTGAGAAGAATATGGGCTTTGGTGCTTTCCGTGCTGTGTTTACACCAGTATTGCGGAAGCATCTACCCACAGTTGGCATTGAAGATGACCTAGTGACAGGACAGAAGGAAGCCCGTATCATCAATACTATCGAACCAGTAATGGGTCGTGGTGCTTTGATTATTACGGAAGAGGCTATCCAGCATGACCTAGAGACTTCTATGGTTCATTCTGCCCAGAACAGATTGACCTACAGCTTCTTCTACCAGCTAGCTAAGATCAGTATGACGCGCAATGCGTTGATACATGACGATAGGTTAGATGCAGTAGAGGGTGCTATACGCCACTTCACTGAGGCTATTGCTATTGACCAAGCTAAACTGCTTGCGTCTTTGGCTGCTAAGGCTCACGCATTAAGCGTAGCTGACCCATTAGGGTACAAACGATATACTGATAAGCCTGATCGCAGACCCAGTATGATTAAACGTCGCCGTTAAAGGCATAGGTGCCGCAGGAAACTGCCGCCAAACAAAGGAAATATTATGCGAGTTGATACTCTCCCCTCCCCCGGTCAATTGTCTAACGGTATTCGTATCCGTATTGAGGCAGCTAAGGCCATCAGTTCTGTCGAAATCAATGCAGGTATTCCTGTTAACGGCGGCAAAAGCTCTAATGCCCAACCTCTTTCTGATTTTTTCACTGCCTGTGCTACGGCGTTGTCGTCCTTTCTTGATGTTACTGCTCCTACTATTGCCGCACGTAGTATCGCTACTAGTGCTCCTAATCGTATTACTCTCACTTATAGTGAAGGTCTTAGCAATAAGTTTGTCCCAGCCGTAACCGACTTCGCTATTACGGGTCAGGTCAAGGCTGTGACTAAGGTTACTATCGACGGGCCATTCGTACATCTTGATGTTGCTACGCCCTTTGTGGCTGGTGCAGTGCTGGTTGCCTATACACCCGGTACTATCAAGCTGCAAGACGCATCCAACAACTTGGCTATTGCCTTTGTTGCTACTGCTGTAACCAACGCTATCGTATAACGATGGAACTACCTAAGATTCTCAAATCTCGGGTAGCTGCTGGTGCTCTTGCCCTCAGTTCTATCGGTGCCTTAGGCATCGTAGGGCATGAGGGTATGAAGCGCGTAGCCTATGTTGACCCAGTTGGCATCGTAACTGTATGCGCTGGGCACACATCTAGTGCTAAACTCGGGCAGGTTAAGACCGAAGCCGAGTGTGCTGAGCTACTAAAACAAGACACTAAGCACGCTGAGAGTGCTGTTAAGCGTCTAGTTAAGGCACCGCTAACCCAGAAACAGTACGATAGTCTCGTATCTTTTGTCTTTAACGTAGGAGAAACTAGCTTTGCTAGGAGTACCATGCTAAAGAAAATCAACCTTAACGACTGTTGGGGCGCTGGCTCTGAGTTCTCTAAGTGGACCTATGCTGGTGGTAGAGAATTACCCGGCCTAGTTAAGCGTAGAGCAGATGAGCGCAAGCACTGGGAGACTGGTTGCTCTACAGGTAACTATAAAGTTAAAGGCACTAATGCTAAACCGACTTACCTTAACATTGGTAGCCCTACTTGGGCTGTCCATCTGGGGCCTGTTCTACCAACACGGCAACAATTCCGTTCTGAGCGCCTCTAATAAAAGCCTCACAGAGGCCCTAGAACAGGCCGCAGAGCAATCAAAAATTGACCGGAAGGTGCTGGTAGCCAGACAGGCACAAATCGCCCTACAGGCCCGCAAATTGGCAGAGGCTCAGCAAGGGGTCGTAGAGGCTCTACAGCGCAATAAATCATGGAGTGACACCGATGTACCACCCGATGTGCAAAATGCTCTTGGCGGCCCTTCTGGTGGCCTTGCCGGGGTGTTCCAGCACGACTAAATTCATAAAAGTTCTTCCACCTCAGGAACTCCTAGGAGATTGCCCTAAGGTGACTGAGCTATACAAGACTAACGGAGAGTTAGTATGGACTATACTAGAGTACCGTAAAGCCTTGGCTACGTGTAACATAGATAAGGAGAGCCTACGAGAGTGGGTCAGACTATGACGACTATCTTTGAATCTGTAGCAGGGCCTACAGGCAAAGGTGCCTTACGTCCCTCTACTACCTACGGTATCACTAGCGCCGAGTTACAGGCTGCTAATAGCGGAAATCGTAATGATCTCTTAGTACACAAGTACAAAGTATACCATTTAGACACTGACCCTACCCAGTTATACCAGAGTAATGGTAAGGCATTGGTGCCTATACAAGAGCAAGCTACGTTACAGTTGTCGCAAGACAATGTTAGCCCCGTGTTCTTGGTTAACTCTACACGCGAGCTAGTAGACGCTGCTGGAAACCCTGTTGGGTCGCTTACTGGTACGAGTTATGTAGAGGTTGCTACCTACGCAGACCTCCCAGTTAGCCCAACAGAGGGCGACAACTACGTTGTCCTTACGGCTACTGGTGTACCATTTGTCAATAAGAAGCAAGCGGGTTTGTACCACTACGCCTCAGGCGTTTACAACTACGTTGGTAGCTTGCCCGAGGGTTACTTTACTGACAACGTACTAACCTTCTTCGATAACCTAGATGCTACTAAGCAAGCTAAGTTTGAGCTAGGTTCTATTACTAGCGGGACCACCCGTACCCTCACGCTGCCCGATAAGAACGGGACTATTGCTACGCTGGCTGACGTAAGCCCCGGCCCTCAAGGTATTCAGGGTGAGCAAGGTCCACAGGGTATTCAGGGGCCTACTGGTAGCACTGGGCCTCAGGGTATACAAGGCATACAAGGTGTTACAGGCGATACAGGAACCCAAGGGCCTCAAGGCATACAGGGCGTTACAGGTGACACTGGCCCAGCAGGGCCTACTGGTAGCACTGGGCCACAAGGTCCTATTG